AAAATACATCAAGGGCTGGTACTCCCGTTCCAATAGTTTATGGTGAAATAATTACAGGAAGTGTTGTAATTAGTGCAGCGATTGACACTAATCAGGTGGAAGCATGACAGACGAAACTAAAATTATTAAAGGTGCTGGTGGTGGGCCAAGAAATCCTCCACCTCCTTATCGTGCTCCTGATACTTTACATAGTAGAAGTTTTGCTACTATTCAAGATTTAATCTCTGAAGGTGAAATAGAGGGCTTTGCTACCGCATCAAAAGAAGGTCTTACGAAAGGGACAACTGCATATAATAATGCAAGCTTAAAAGATGTATTTCTTGATGACACTCCGATACTTGCTGCTGATGCTACAAGTGCTAGTCCTGCTGATGAAAAGTTTAATTTTAAGGATGTAACTTTTAAATCTAAGTTTGGAACGTCAAACCAAACTGCAATGAGTGGTATTCCTGCTGAAAGCAGATCACCTACTGCTGTTGGAGTTGAAGTTGAAAATGATGATTTAGCTACTACTTGGACAGCGGTTGATGACGGTGCGGGAAATTTAACTGGTACAAACTACACAGTCAACCAAATAGTTAAATCTGGCAATAGTGAAGCAAGTAAAACAATTGTTTTTAAATGCACTACGGCAGGACAAGCTGGTACTACTGAACCTACAGCTTTTTTAACTGCTTCTGTTGGGCAAACTATAACTGATGGTGGAGTTACATGGACAGCCCAAACTGTTGGTGTAAGTGGTGCAGTAACTAGACAGATTACCAATACAGATGTTGATGCTGTTATTGTTACTTTAACTTGGCCTCAAATTCAAGTTTTAGAGGATGACGGAGATATTCGAGGAGACACTGTTGAGTATGCAATTCAAATACAACATGATTCTGGAGGTTTTGTTGATAAAATAACTGCTTCAGTCAGTGGAAGGACTGCTGATGCTTATGCTAGAGATCACAGAATAGAATTAACAAGCGGTTTTACAACTGTAGATATAAGAGTTGTTCGTATTACAGCAGATAGCACAGATACACAGAGAGTAAATTTGTTTCAATTTACTTCTTTTCAAGAGGTTATAGACAATGATTCAACTTATGCGAATAGTGCTTATGTAGCTTTGCGTTTAGATAGTAAACAATTTAATCGTATTCCCACAAGAAAATATCGTATTAGAGGTGTAAAAGTAAGAATACCTGGAGCAGGAGCATCTAGTTCTGGCACTCCAACTGTTGATAGTGCAACTGGCAGAATAGTGTATCCAGATGGTTACATATTTAATGGAGTTATGGGTGCTGCTGTTTATACCAACTGTCCAGCGATGTGTTTACTTGATCTTTTGACTAACACTAGATATGGATTAGGAGATCATGTTACTGATAGTAATTTAGATTTATTTAGTTTCGTAGCTGCCAGTAAATATGCCAACACATTAGTAGATGATGGAACAGGTGCGGGTACAGAGGAAGCTAGATTTAGTTGTAATGTAAATATTCAAAGTCCTAAAGAAGCTTTTGCAGCAATAAATGAATTAGCTGGTGTTATGAGATGTATGCCTATATGGTCTGCTGGTTCTATAACCATATCTCAGGATAAAGAAACTACTGCAAGCTATTTATTTAACTTAGCAAATGTAGGTGAAGGTGGATTTACATATCAGGGAAGTAGTTTAAAACAACGTCATTCTGTTGTTTCTGTAAGCTATTTCAACATGGATTCGAGAGAAGTGGATTTTGAAGTAGTGGAAGATGCAACAGCTATATCTAAAGTTGGAACGATTGTAAAACAAATTAAAGCATTTGCCTGTACTTCTCGTAATCAGGCAGCAAGGCTTGGAAGAGCAGTATTATTTGCAGAACAAAATGAAAGTGAAACTGTTACATTTTCAACTTCAATAGATGCAGGAATTGTTGTAAGACCTGGTTCTGTTATTGAAATAAACGATCCAGTAAGAGCAGGAGCTAGAAGAGGTGGTCGTGTCGTAGCTGCAACAACCACTGCTATAACTATTGATGCAGAAGCACAAACAACTTTACCAGCTTTAAATGATAGCCCAACTATTAGTGTAATTTTGTCTGATGGAACAGTAGAAGTTGGTTCAATATCTGACATCACAGGTGCAGTTATTACAGTTAATAGTGTTACAAAGCCTGATGGAACAACCGCTTCTGCTTTTTCTTCCGCACCAAGTACAAATGCACCTTATTTAATATCTAGCACTACATTGCAGACTCAATTATTTAGAGTAATTCAAGTAGAAGAGCAAGATGATATTAATTATGTAATTACGGCCTTATCTTATGTTGAGGGTAAATATGCGTTTATTGAAAATGATACTTCTTTACCTACAAGAACTGTATCTTTATTAAATGAACCTGTTAGTTCTCCCAGTAATTTAACAGTTACAGAAAAAACGGTTGTTATTAATAGTATTGCTAGAAGTAAACTTATCGTAAATTGGCAAGCAGTACCAGGTGTTTCTCAGTATCAATTAAATTACAAGTTAGAAAATGGTAATTTTGTTTCACAAGTTGTATTTAGCACTGATTTTGAGTTGTTAGATACTGCAAAAGGTGTTTATACAATTCAAGTTTTTTCATATAATGCAGGATTAAAATTATCTGCAACCCCAACAGAAACAACATTTACTGCTGCCGGTAAAACAGCATTGCCAGAAAATGTGTCTGGATTAACTATTGAACCAATAAATGAACAGTTTGTAAGATTAAGATTTACACAGGCAACTGCTATAGATGTTTTACATGGTGGTCGTGTTTATGTAAGACATACTAATCAAACGGGAAGTGCTGCTACATTTCAATCTGCTCAAGATGTAATTGAAGCTGTAGCTGGTAATGCAACAGAAGTTATAGCTCCTGCTTTAGTTGGAACTTACCTTCTTAAGTTTCAAGATGATGGTGGTAGATTTAGTTTTACTCCTGCCAGCGTAAACCTTTCTCTTGTTGATATTGTTGATTCTATAACTGTTAAAACAGACAGAGAAGATAATGACTCTCCTCCATTTAATAACACGACAAGCAGTTTATTTAATAATACTCAATATGACTCAACCAAGGGGGGATTGGTTTTAACTAATACTTCAATTACAAGTCCAGCTACTAAAGCCACAGGAACATATACTTTTGCTGATACTCTTGATCTTGGTGGCACATTTTCACTTGTTTTAAAGAGACATTTTCAAGGTGCTGGTTTTTTCCCGTCTGCTTTATGGGATGACAGAGTTGGATTGGTTGATGATTTTCCTGATTGGGATGGAGATGCGGCCGACAGTGCAAACGCTAAGTTATCTGTACGAACTTCTACCGATATGAGTTCTTACTCAGATTTTAATGAGTTTTCTAACGGTACATTTAAAGGAAGAGGTTTTCAATTTCAAGCAACATTAGAGACCAGTGACCCTGCTCAAAATATGTTATTACAACAATTAGGTTATACAGCAGAGATGCCATCAAGAACCGAACAATCTTCTGTTATCGCATCAGGAGCAGGAGCAAAAGTGGTTACATTTACAGCACCATTTTTTGTTGGAACGTCTGGGCTAGGTAATGCAAATAATTTTCTACCATCTGTTAATATTTCTCCGCAAAATATGGCAACAGGGGATTATTTTGAACTTAGTAGTATATCTGGAACTGGTTTTACAGTTCACTTTAAAAACTCAAGTAATGCTAGTATCGATAGGAACTTTACCTACAGTGCTGTTGGTTTCGGTAAAGGTGGGTAGAATAAAAGCAAAAAGTTTTTAACTATGAGTTTATCTGTATCAAATTTCAACATAGATAATGCTTCTGGTCAAACAGTAAGGCTTGATATACAAGCTTGTTTGAAAGCATTACAAGGTCAAAGTGCTGAAACTTCTGATTTAGCATCAAGTCAATGTGTCGCTGGAATGTGGTTTTTAAGAAGTGATACCAATACATTAAAAATCAGAGGATCAGGTAGTACTTTTACAACGGTAGGAAATATAGATGAAGATAATTTAGGTTTATTGTCTAAATCTGGTGGTACTATGACAGGGCCATTGTTGATAGATGATTCTAGTAGTGCATCTACTCCAGCCTTGTCGTTTGATACAAATACAAATTTAGGTTTATTTAGAAATTCTGCAAATATTATGGGATTTAGTTCTGGTGGTGCAGAGCAAATGATATTTGATGCTAATGGAATAACATTAAGATCACAAAATGAAGTTAGATTTGGTGATTCTGACAGTAGTAATTATGTTGGTATGAAAGCACCTTCGACTGTTGCTTCTAATAAAACTATTACTTTACCTGATGAAACAGGAACACTTTTAACAAGTGGCTCCTCAATAGCGAACAGTAATTTAGCAAATTCATCTGTAACAGTTGGTTCTACTGCCATAAATTTAGGAGCTTCTGCTACAACTATCGCAGGGCTTACATCTTTAACATCAACAACTGTAGTTGCAGGGACTGTAAAGAGCAGTAATACTGAAGCACCAGTATTTCAAAATACTAGTGGTACAGAAAAAGGCAGATTAATTGAGGCATACACCACATTTAACGGTACAGGTACAGCAGCTTTGGAAAATTCATATAATGTAAGTTCATTAACTGATCATGGTACAGGAGATTTTGAGTTTAGTTTTAGTAATAATCTTGATTCTACAGAATATTGCACTCATGGAAGTTCAGATTTTAATACATCACATCCCTTTATAGGTGGATCTGTGAGAACAAGAAATGTTAGTTCTTGTAGAATGGTTTATGGTACGTCTGGTGGGTCAAATGCTGCTGGATTTCCGCTTGACCCTAGTATTGGCACATTTATTGCTATAGGAGGATAAAAATTTATGGCTAATTCTGACTCACGATTTATTTACACAAATGATGATGGTTCAATCAGCATTGTTTGTCCAGCCGATAATTGTGGCTTAACTTTAGAAGAAATTAAAGCAAAAGATTGCCCTAGTGATAGAACAGTTTATACTGTAGATAAATCTGAAATTCCAACTGATAGAAGTTTCAGGAACGCTTGGACTTATACGGAGTAAATTATGGGATTTGGTATAGACATGGCAAAAGCAAGAGAAATACATAAAGCAAAAATACGCGCGGCAAGAGAAGAAAAATTTAAAGAACTTGATGTTGAGTTTACAAAGGCGTTAGAAGCTGGAACAAGCACAACTGATATAGCAGCAAAAAGACAAGTATTAAGAGATGCTCCTGCTGATTCTGCTATAGCTGCTGCCAGTGATACAGATGCACTTAAAGCACAATGGAACACTGATATACTAGGAACATCACCTTATACTTAAATGGCAATTTCTCCTGGAACGTATAACTTTACATTGCAGAGGCGATCAGATCATTCGATTCCTCTGTTATTTAAAGACAGCAGTAACAATGCAATAAATTTAACAGGATTTACTGTTGCAGCACAGGTTTGGGAAGAAACACGCACCACAAAATATGCTGATTTCAGTGTTACTTATACCGATAGAACAGCAGGATCAGTAAAAATCTCTTTAACAGATACACAAACAGCAACTTTTACTCCTGAAGTTCTTAAATATGATGTTCTTCTTACAAATGGATCTGGTGAGAAAGAGTATTATTTAGAAGGTACTATATTTGTTTCAGAGGGTTATACAGCATGAATACTGTTCAGATTACTGAAGAAAAAAATACCGTTACAGTTAATGAGACTACCAATGCTGTTACAGTCACAGAAGGCAGTTCAACAGTAGTCACTGTAACTACCGAAGGACCACAGGGAGCAGTTGGCACATCTATAGATTTAAGTAACGCAGTAGATGATTCAGTGCTGTATTTTGATTCAGCAAGTGGTACATTGAAGGCAGATAATACAACCACTAAACTTACACTCGTTAATGGAGGAAACTTCTAAGCCATGTCCAACACTATAAGAATTAAAAAAAGATCAGCTAGTGGTAGTGCTGGCGCGCCTTCTAGTCTATCTCCATCAGAATTAGCCTTTAACGAAAATGATTTAAAATTATATTATGGTTTTGGTGATAACGGTTCTACTCCACCTTCTGCAAGTTCAATAATTACTATTGGTGGTACTGGAGCGTTTTTTGATAAAGCAACAACAAGAAGTGCAAATGCAGTATTAGCTGGTCCTACAACTGGAAGTGCTGCTGCACCAACATTTAGAGCTTTAGTTGCTGCTGACGTACCAACGCTAACAGCTTCTAAAATAAGTGATTTTGATTCTCAAGTTAGAACAAGTAGAGTTGACCAATTAGCAAGTGCAACTAATCCAGTAACAGGAGTTACCCCGACTGCTGATGCTCATTTTGCTACTAAGGGTTATGTAGATGGTGTCAGTCAGGGATTAGATATAAAAGAAGCTGTCAAAGTGGCAACAACAGCAAATATTACGCTTTCTGGAACGCAGACTATTGATGGTGTGGCTGTTTCCGCTGATGAACGAGTTTTAGTTAAAGATCAAAGTACAGCAACAGAAAATGGGTTGTATCTTTGTAAAGCTGGTTCATGGTCAAGAACAGATGATTTGGCTGCTGGTGATGATGCTTCCTCTGTATTTGTTTTTGTAGATCAGGGAACTGTAAATGCCGATAACGGTTTTGTTTGCACTACTAATAAGGGATCTGCGGTTGTCGGCACGAATAATTTAGCTTTTACACAATTCAGTGGTGCTGGTCAAGTTACAGCAGGAGATGGATTAGATAAATCTGGAAACACATTATCTCTTGATCTTAAAGCCAACGGTGGTCTTGTTATTGAATCAACTGAAGTTGCTGTTGATCTTGCTGCCAGTTCGATTACAGGAACGCTTGCTGTTAGTGACGGTGGAACGGGTGCTACAAGTGCAAGTGCAGCTAGGACAGCTTTAGGTCTTGCAATCGGCACTAATGTTCAGGCTTATGACGCTGATTTAGATAACTTATCTGGTTGTCAGTCAGGGGCTTCTGCTGCTTTAGCATTATTAACTTCTACTGAGGTAGGAATCTTAGATGGTGCAACTGTAACAACTACTGAGTTAAATATTATAGATGGTGATACATCTGCAAGTTCGACAACACTTGCCACTGCTGATCGTATGGTTGTTAATGACGCTGGCACTATGAAACAAGTTGCTTTTTCTGATCTTGTGACATTTTTAGAAGATGGGGCGACATCAGGTTTTGATATTAATGGAGGAACTTTTTGATATATGGCAAATGTTATCAGACATAAAAGAGGTACTTCAACTCCAGCTGCAAGTGATTTTTCCAATACAGCAGAAATTTTAGTTGATACAAATACTGGCAATATATTTAATAAAACTGATGGTAATGCTGTTGTAAAAGTAAATGGTTTAGCAAATATAGTTGAGGACACAACACCACAATTAGGTGGTGATTTGGATATGAACTCGAATTTTATATCCAGTGGGATACTAGGCATAAAAAATACAGGCGCACAGTCAGAACTTAGACTGTATTGTGAATCCAGTAATGCTCACTACGCATCATTAAAAGCACCCGCACATGCTGATTTTTCTGGTAATCTTACTTATACCCTACCGTCAGGTTATGGTTCCAGTGGACAGGTTTTACAAACTAATGGATCTGGTGGCACTTCTTGGGTCGCTCAATCAGGTGGTAGTTCTACCAGTGATTTGATTGAAATAATGATGTTTACTTAGGAGGTTTAGATGGCATTATCAAAAACAGGATTAGGATTATTTACTTCTTGTAGTGCAAGTTCTACAACTACTGTTTTGACCGTGGCTTCCAGTAAAACAAATTATGTAAGGGGTTTGATATTACATAACACCCATAGTGGAACTGTAAACGTAAAAGGTCATATCGTGCCAAATGGTGGCAGTGTAGGAACAGGTAATGTTTTATTAGAAGTCAATATAGTTACCAAAGACACTTATTTTTTAGAATTTAACTTTCCAATAATTCTGACCACTAATGGCGATACTATACAGATTGTTGTTGGTTCTGGTGGTGCGATAAATGCACTGGTAGTGGGAGATAAGGAATCTTAAATGGGATTTAAAACACAGGACGGTTTTCAATTTACTGGAAGTGGTGATGGTTTAAAATATGTTTCTGGTAAGAGAATATCTTTTTATATTTCAGAGCAGGGTGATGTAGGTTCTGGTGATGCTGGAGTTTATCCTGGTACATCAGGTATTGTATCTACAAATATAGTTCTTGATTTAAATGCTACTAATAGTAGTTCTTATGGTGGTAGCGGAACTACTTGGAGTGATATAAGTGGCAACTCAAATGATGGAACTTTGGAAAACGGTGTTTCATACAGTAGTACAGATGGTGGCTACTTAATATTTGATGGTAGTGATGATTTTGTTTCATTTACTGACAGTAGTGATTTTGCTGTTGGTACTGGTGATTTTACATCTGAATCGTGGATTCAACTTAATAATTCAAGCGGACATGTAAGACTTTTGACAATTGTAAATCCTAGTAATGCTAGTAATACTCTTACTTTTACACTAAAAAATACTGAAATTTATTTATATTCTGATGTCACAGGTGGCTATGCTTTAAGAGTACAAAGTTTAACTAATAATGTCAGTACTTGGTATCACATTGTTTTTAGCAGAATAAGTGGCACTTTAAAGCTTTATATAAACGCAGTTGAGGCAGGGTCAACTTCATTTGCAGAAAATATTACATGGCAGGGTCTTTTAATTGGTAAAAATAAATCAGCATCATCATTTTCTGACGCTAACCACGCACAAAGTAGACTATATAAAGGAACAGGGTTGACAGCCAGTGAAGTAGTACAAAATTACCTTGCAACTGGTAGTAATTATTTTGGTGATATTGTAACTACTGGTCTTGTATTACATCTTGATGCAAGTAACAATATGTCTTACTCAGGCAGTGGAACTACTTGGACTGATATTAGTGGTAGTGGTAACAATGCAACCTTAGTAAATGGTGTTACTTATAATAGTAGCGATGGAGGATATTTAATCTTTGACGGCACTAACGATGCTGCAACTGTCCCTGTTGGGACTGATTTTGTTTATGGTACGGGTGATTTTACAGTAGAAATTTGGTTCAATGTAACTGGTACAAGTCCAGCGGCGTATGGTGAAATTTTATATGCTCAACAGGGATCTGGGCATAATTATTTTATTTTAGCTACATCAGAGTATAGTCCAGTTCAGAAAAAGCCTACATTTATTTTTGCAACATCTGGAGGTGGAACTAAAACATCATCTTCGACAACATATGCAGAGGGAGTTTGGCATCATTTTGTCGTAACTAGAAATGGAACTGGAGTTACTTTATATCTTGATAACAATTCAGTAGGAACTGTTACTTGCAGTCAGGACTTTAATAATACTACTTATGTACCTACTATTGGATCAAATACACAACAAAGTTTTGGTCATTTTGACGGTAAAATTTCACAGTTAAGAATTTACAAAGGCAAAGGATTCTCAGCTAGTGAGGTAACACAGAACTATAATGCTACAAAATCAAATTATTCAGCAATAATTACAACAAACTTAGTTTTACACTTAAATACAACTATAAGCAGTTCTTACAGTGGCAGCGGCACAACGTGGAGTGATATTAGTGGCTATGGAAATGATGCGACTTTATTTAATAGTCCTACCTACAGTTCAGATCAGGGCGGCTATTTAGATTTTGATGGTACTAACGATTATGCAACTTTTGACGCTGGAAGTGATACTGCTTTTGGCACAGGTAATTTCACAGTTGAAATTTGGGCGAGTTTTGTCGGTGAAGGTAGCTTCTATTTTATAGATACACGAAATAGTAGTCAGACCACAAATTGGGCTTACTATGTTAATTCTGAAGAGATGTCGATATGGTTCACTGGATCGGGATCTAAATTTTACAATGATTCATCAGTTCCAATATGGAATACTGGTGAAAATGGATGGAATCATATTGTTTTCAGTAGAGAAGGAACTGGTTCAAATGAATTTAAAATATATGTAAATGGTCAATATTTATCTTCTGCAACTGATACAACTGATTATAGTAATAGTTCTTCTGAGGTATCAATAGCTCGAAGATATAGCAATAGTGAATTTTTAGATGGTAAACTTTCTCAGTTAAGAATCTATAAAGGTAAAGGACTGACAGCTAGTGAAGTGTTAACGAACTATAATGCCACAAAATCAAATTACAGATTAATCACAACTAATTTGGTATTACATTTAGACGCAACTAATTCTTCATCATATTCAGGTAGTGGTACAACATGGACTGACTTAAGTGGTAATAATTATCACGGAACTTTAGTAAATGGTGTTTCATATAGTAGCTCAGATAATGGCTATTTAGACTTTGACGGAACTAATGATTATGTATCATTTTCATCATATACTCAACCCGCACATACATCCTCAACTTCATTTACTTGGTTTATTTGGGTATATCCTTCTGAATCAGGTACTGATAATGTAATAATGGGAAATCGTGATGTTTCTGGATCAAATAAATGGACAAAAATAACTCCAAGACGGTTCGAATGGGTTTATCCTGATCATTTAGATGGCACTGGAACTACTGTGACTGGAACTCAGTGGCAGAATATTTGTATTACTAAAAATGGGTCATCATTTACTTATTATAAAAATGGCTCTTCAATCGACACTGTTACATCGTCTGCATCTAAAGACTCAAATCCTTTCTATTTAGGCGGTGATCCAGCTTATAACGAACATACTAATTGTAGAATATCTATAGTGGCGGTTTATGATGCTGCATTATCAGCCAGTGAAGTTCTACATAATTATAATGTTACTAAGCACCATTATGGCCTTTGATTATGTCACGCAACTATTTAATCATTCAATCTTCTGAACTTGACAAGGTAGATTTCTCACAAGTTCTAGAAACTTCTGCTTCTACTGTAAGAAAATCAATAGACACCACAAAAACATTTATAAAATGGGATGGTGATACAACACCAGCCTGTGTAAGTAATTTAACAGGGACAGAAGGCCCATATACTAAAGATCAAATCAATACAATACTAAGTACTGATGTCTGGACTTCTGATGAGGAACTTGAATGAAGGAAATAATAGAAAAGCAGATTCTTGAATGGCAACAGGAGATTATCAATCAAAGGCAGTATGTTTTAAAACTTGAAGGTGGAGTGCAAGCATATCAACTGTTGTTAAAAGAATTAGAAAAAGAACAATCTACAAAAGAAAACGTAAAAAAGTAGAAGGGATACTTATAAGAGAGTGTCCTGTTTGTGGTGCAAGTTTTAATACAATGGAGCAACGAAAGATTTATTGTTCTAGGGCTTGTAAAACAAAATCAGGCAGACTTAATAGTATTAAATAATTTTCTGTGCGTTATTCCTGCCATGACATAAGCTGGTGCTATACCTATAATTAGCAGTAACATAACAATTTTTAAATAAATGCTAAACCGCATCTGTCAAATTTTGAGCATTGTTTCATTTGTAATGGTAGCTTCAATGAGTGCTACAGGATACATAGGTTACAAGTATGTAACTTCAGAACAGTTTAAATTCAAAGTAATGAATGAGATTCTTGGGAATGTACAGGGAATGATGCCAAAGGTTTTAGACCAAGGTCTACCAAAAGTTACTGGTCCATCTATGCCTATAATAAAATGAATTGTTATTGGTGCGATACCGAGTTAATAATCGGTGGTGATATTGATATTGAAGAAGATATGAATGGTTATCCTGAGTTTTCAGTGATGACTAATTTATCCTGTCCAAAATGTTTTTCAGAAGTAGAAGTATTGAAAAAACGAGATGCCTACGATTAAAGTACCTGAGATAAAAATACCGAAGATAGATATACCCGAAACACCCCTTGTACCAGAACACGTTTTAACAGGTAATATTCCAGGTTGTAATTTATATCACAGAGATTTAGAGATAACCAAAAATCCTAGTATTTTATACAACGATAGAAACGCATATATAACTTGCCCAGAAGGAGAGATGCCTTCGTTCAACCCAATAGAATACGATCCAAGTAAACTTATAAAAACAGTAACTCCTACGCAATCTCCACAGCAACCAGAATATAGACCTGTTATACCAAAGAAAAAAGAAGAGAAAGAAACAATAGAAATACCACCCTGCCCTGGTAAAAAAGATTTAAGAGTAGGAAGTTTTGTTAATGAAAAGCGTTTGGAACGTGTAAAAGGTTATAAAAG